AAAGAGCTTGCCCAAGCTGGATATCTCTCCAACTCTGGCATAGCCACAATTGACAACAAACGAAACTTCCCCGACAACTGGACCACCCAAGCCACAGTCACAGTCGATGAATGGATCACCATCAACGAGGCTGAATCTCGCCTCGCTGACATCTCTTTTGTTATGCAAAATGTCAATACTGTCCCCCAACTCATCGAACGTGCTGCTGCCCACGAGAAGTGCCTGTACTGGGTAGCTAACCAGCTGCTCACGCTCACCACCAACGCAGGCCTCAACGTATGCAACAACATACTTGCAGACCCCCAAGCCCTCAACAGACGCTTGCACTTTGAAGTCAGACTCCACCCCCCTGCAAAGGACGAGTTTGGACGTTTCCCACAAGTTAACGGCCAAGTTGATTTCAACCAGTTCAAGTTCACTGTCACCACCCCCGGCACCACTGGATTTGAGAGAGTTCCTCACCCTCTTGGTGAACTCACTTTCTCTCAGGTCTACGCCCTCATCGTTCGCAAGCTCAACGACACTGCAGCTACTCATAATGCTGCACACGGACCGCAGGCGGAGTTTGTGTCTCAAGTCGATCCTGACTTAGACCTTCCCCCACCTGTTCTCCCCAATGTCTTTGAGCCTCTTCGCCCCCATGTGGACCCCCTCCGTGCCGCTCGCCCACAAGCTCCCATCCCTCATGATCCCCTTCTTATCACCATGCTCAAGTTCATCGGAAACAATCGTTTCGGCGATCGCAAAATCGTTGTTACGTACTCCCAATACATGCGTGCTTGGGAGCAGGATCCCCAGAAGATACTTGATGTGTATCTTGGTGAATACGACGGCCCAGACGATCCTTTCTTCCGCCGCCGTTATGCCAAGCTCTATCGAGCCGCTGGAGTGGACAATGCTAAATGTGACAATCATTTCATTGATCGTCTCGTTTTCGAAGCCTCTCTCCTCACTGCTCACTTCGTATCCCTCATGAAGTCTGCATACGAGAAAGCCGGCAAAGTCTTCTCCGAAGCTCTCACATCCCTCTTCACTAAAACTGAAGAGGCCTGGAGTTTTATGACTCGCCCATTCAAGTCACTCTACAACTCCATCCTGAACATCTGTTCCAAGATTACAGGAATCTTCACTTCTTGTACCGCCGCCTCACGTGCTTGGGCTTATGCCTGCAAACTTACGATGGCATGCATTGCAGCTTTCACTGCTGCTGCTGTCCTCGTGTGCACTTACGCCTACTACACGCGTCCCCGCGCGCACCCACAAGCCCCCTCGAATGGTCGAGATGTCAAATCCCGCTGGCGCAAAGCCTACATGGATGATGATTTCACTGAAGAGGAGCGCCACGGCGACAGTTTCAAACATACTCGTCGCGCCTTCGAAGCAGACCAACAGACCTCTGTTGATCGCTCCATGCGTTCCCTCCGAAAGGAATATCAGACTGCTCGCAGGTTTGGTGAGAAGTTTACAGCTTCAAAGTCAGCTAAGCGCGCCTTCGCGCAAGCCCCCACTGACTACCGCCACCTTGCAGAGCGATCTGCTGTCTTCATCAAGACCTCCTCTGGTGCCGAGTATCGTGGTACAGGTATCTGTGACCGTATGGTCATAGTGCCTCACCACTACTACAACGCATTCCTTGAGGAGGACTCTGTCCTCGTCATCGCCAGCGGTCACTCCGCTAATCTCCCTCTTCGTGATCTCAACCACATTCATTACCCCAATGATGATTTGTCCGTCTTCTTCCTTCCAATCCAATTCCCGATGTTCCCGAACATCGTTCCTCGCTTCATCAAGCGCCAAGACGTACCAATGATTCACACAAAGGTTACTTTGTGGCTCACATCTCTACACTCTCCCACACGTGAGATCATGGCCCCCACCTCCAACGCCCCGGTTTACCAAGTTTGGTCC